TGCCCCAGCGCCAGCGGGATTTGCGGTTGGCGTCGGCTTCGGCAACGAGGCGTTTGATGTGCCGATCGGAAACCCCGAGGGCTTCGGCAGCTTCCGCAACGGTGAGCAGCACGCGAGCGGCGGCCATCAGCAACGAGCCTCCGGGTCACCCTGCTGCTGCTCCCGCTTTGCCAGCCACTCCGGCGGCGGCAGCAACGGGCCTGCCATGCCGTCGCGGGCGGCCCAGAGGCAGTCCGTATCCCCAAAGCAGCGGTTCATCACCAGCAGCCGCACCCGAGCCGCGTCCCGCTCCACCCGCAGCTGCTCGGCCTCCTGCCGCAGCTCGCGCACGCATTCGGGACACCCCCAGGCATTGTCCGGTTGCTGGCCGTGGGTGGGGCAGTGGCGGAGGCGCCGATCGCTGGCCACGTTTCTGGAACATGCGAGAAGCACCATGTCAACCAACCGGTCGTTGCTGCGCCGCAGCCGCTGATTTTTCGCCACAAGCCGCCGGATCATGCGCCACGGGGCCAGTAGGCGGGCCAGGGCGCGGAGGGTGGGGCGGTTCATGGCTGCACCCTCCGAAACTCCACAACCCACACCCAAGGATTGGCGTTCCATGATCCAGGGCCGTGAATGCTTTCCCAGAGGTCTCGGTAACATTCAACTACCGAGCCATAGCGCTCAGGATCCCAGCCAGCGTAGGCGATCCCCTCTGCCCAGCAGTCGGGGCCGCTGATGCTTTGGAGCCGCTCCACCCTGATGGCGGTGATCTCCAGCAGAATGCGACTGGCCCAGCGGGGCATAAAGATTGAAGGGCGCCATTTGACACCCGGATCACCTGTGCCAACTTCCAGCTCTGGCGTTGGGTCCGTGGCCCGGTAGTGCGGCTGCTCCCACCATGGGCCCCAATGCTCGTCGTCGTGGTGCTGAATTGGGCGGCCATCGTTGAAGGGCGGCTCGTAAGCAACCTCTTTGCTGCTTTCAATGCAGAAAGTTTCCCGAACCCACAGACGATCCGCAGGCCGATCAAAACCAGGATCTGCAGACTTGCCGGAGGGACATTTTATGCAATGCATGGTGCCTCTTTTGTCTGAGAAGCCTGCAATAAAATCGTTGCAGTTCTCTACAGAATGACTGCATTCGATAAAATGCCAGTCTTTAACACCTGAAGTTAGCTGCCAAGACTGTAAGTCGGGCAACTTGACCACCTCGCGGAACTGCGTCTTGTGGCCCTTCAAGATGGCGCGTACGCTTGGATCCCTAAAGTCTTTTAATTGCTCCTTTGCCGCTGTGGTGGTGCTCATGGCTGCACCCCCTCCCCCAGCGACGCCAGGAAAGCGGTAACCGTGGCCTTGCCCGCTGGCGTGTCCATGTCAGCCTTCCGAGCCTCGGCCAGGGTTGGCGGGGGCTGTGGGGGGCTGTGGAGGTTGTTGGCGATGGCTTGCAGCTCTTGCCAGAGACTGCTATCGAAGCGATAGCGGGCTTGCTCCATCGCCTCCCGCAGGAAAGCGGCAAGATATCGGCGATCAATGTTTGTTATTAGGGTTGGAGAGAATGGAACCGCTCGGCAGCCAGCTCGATACGCGGCTTGAGCTTGCTGTGTCATCTCCGGGAACTCTTCATGCTGGGTGTTCATAGTTGATTCTCCGCTGCAGGCTCCGTCATCGCTTCAACCAAAGCCAAATCGTTTTCTCTGTGCTCTAATGTTATCTTTGCGCCTTGGAGTGCCGTATTTGCCTGAATCAAAAGGAAGTTATGCGCTTCCTTCCATGTATCAAAGAAAGTGTTTTCTTTGGATCTCCGCGAAACATCTTTGCGTCCCCTGTAGTCAGTGCGCTCAACCCACACCTGCTTAGGTGTTTCCTTAATGCACACCGCTGGGGTGATCTTTGCATTTCCCCATTTGTTGACTTCGTATTTAATGCTCACGCTGCCACCTCCCCAACACGGTTGCAGCTGAGCAGGTGCAGGCTCCAATCCAGAACGTCAGAGAACGGATTGTCTTGGCGCCAAGCGTCGTACTCGGCCCGCAGTTGTGCCCGGCTGCTGCGCTCGGCTGGGGTCAGCTCGGGGCCGTCGTCGTGGGGCTCTAGCGAGAGGTGTCGCGCAAGGTCCATGGTGGTGCGGGTCGTTGGTGGTGGTGCGGCTGTTGCCGTTCCGCAACTCTAAGCCATTGCTTCCGCTTTCGTAAAGCCAGTGCTGCGGTTTCGTAACGCATCGAGCCACGCGACCGTTTCCAGCCCGGTTACCCAAGGCACGGTGCAGTCGTCCGGGTCGTGCTCGGTGGTGGTGACACCAAGGGGACTGGCCCAGATCAAGAAGGGCCGATCGATCACGGTGCGGAGCTGATCGGAGGCCATCACCAGGGCGGCACCGAGGGTGGTGAGCCAAGGCTCGGGGATGGCTGGGGGCTGGGCCTCGGTGACCAACAGGGCGATGCCCAGGGCGCCATCAGGGAAACGGAGCAGTAGGTCTGCGGTGGTGGCCACCCGGAGGCGGTGGTCGGCAAGGTGGATCGGCGCCGCAATGATCTGCGCCTCGTCCCACAGGCCCCAGGAGGCCAGGTGCGCGGTTGTTCGGCTGATCGGGTCGTTCCCCCCGCCGAAACGCTCCACAGGCTCTCCTGAGGCCCTCTGGCGGCGAGCAAAGGCGCGGCGGATGGTGCCGTTCGGCTGGCTGATGCGCTGGTCGGGGTAGAGGCTGGCGACCACCTCGGCCACCGTGCGGCGAATCATGGTGCCGCTGGTGTGCTGGTAGATGCCGGGGATCGGGGTGGGGCGGCAGGTGGGGGCGAACATCACCAGTCCGCCTCCTGCCACAGCCCCGCAGCCTCAGTGCGCACCGATTCCGGCGCGTCAGGAGCATGGGTCCAGACCGCTTCACTGGCATGAAGACCATCAGCCTCAGGGAAGCGGCGAGAGCGCCAGTCGATGTAATCTTCACCGCTCGGACCGGCGCGATAGGCCAGCAGGCGGGCACGCTTGCCAGTGGGAGCAAACACAACCATGTGCCACTCCTCGCCAGCGGGGCGGCATGAGTAGGCGCGAACTGGGGTGAACTTCACCGGAGCCCCCTGGTAACAGGCCCCAGCAAGTCAGCCATCAGCCCCTCGGTCGAAGGCTTGGCAACCTCGACCTCTAGGGCTTCCTGCAGCATCCGGTCCACGGTATTGCCATTGCGCAAAACCCAGGCGGCAACGGTTTCGATTTTGGTTTCCGTCAGAAACGGGGCGCCCATCAGCACCTGCTTGAAAAAAGAGCGACCCATGTTCAGTTGCAGAGGCGTCCAGGTGCCCGTGTCAACGCCAGCGTCTCGCAAATCCTTCACAGCCTTCATCACCTCCCGCAGGTGAGCCCGCCGCTGCTCGTCCGTTTGATGCAGCCACGGTGGGCCGTTACCTCCGGCTCCCTCGGGAAGGCGCGGGGTCGTATCCAGTCTCACTTCATCCCGGACCGGTGCAGTTTCGTGAAAACAATCACGGCGGGCCATGCGTTGAGCTAAGTCAGGTCGCAGCCCCCTGTCCAAAAAGGGCTGATCGGTAAAAGTCTCCAATCCACGCTGTTCTTTTGTTGTTCGCTTAACCGGATAAACGTAGCGAAGCAGCGCTATGTGAGGCGCAATGTCCCTCTGTGGCTCAGTGTCAAGCACTCGCTGTTGAACCGCGTACAGCAATATTTCATCGGTCATATCGACTTTTGCCCGCTCGGGGAAGGTGTCCCATGCCATCACCAGGGCCGATGGTGATAACGGCTTCGCCATCGGCAGGATTTGCATCAGCGAGGTGATAGCCACCTGGAACTGCTGGAGGCTGATCACGCAACCACCTCAGCGAGCAGGGTTTGCTGAGAGGCGGCGGTAGCGGCAGCCTTGCGGGTATCGCGGGCTTGGATGAACGCAATGGCGGCGGCGGCGTTTTCCTCAGGGGTTGGGCGGCGGTTGCCGAGTCGCATTGCAGGAGCGCCAGCCTTGGGGCCGTAAAGCTCCCAGTTTTTGAATTTCAGCGACTGCCAGCGTTTGCCGTCAATGCTCGCGGCAACGCCATCCTCAAGCTGCCCCCGCAGGATTTCGGTTCCACCTCGCTGGTCCTGCTGGATCTGGCGAGCCTGGCCAAGCATCCGGGTCCAGGCTTCAGGGGTCATCTGGCCAGATCGGGTTGGCCAGAAGGCGAGCAGTTCGTGCTGAACAGGCAACAGGTCTGCCGGGATGTCGTCAGCGGTTGGCCGGAAGCGTGGCTTCCGGGCTGGCTTGGTGAGGGCCATGGTCTGCGGTGGTGGTTCAGAAACGATACCGCCTGCTGGGGCGTTGGGAACCGCAGCGGCAATGGGCAACGCTTCGACCGTGATCAGCTCGCCCTGCCCCTCGCCCGCGTTCCCCCCACTGGGGGGTAAGGGGGGTTCTAAGTCTTGTTCAATTCCTCTTGTTAAATCCCTCTTGTTAGGGTCCCCCAAATGGGGGAGGGGTGGGGTCCCCCAAATGGGGGAGGGGTGGGGTCCCCTTTTTGGGGTATTCCCCTTTTGGGGGAGGGGTCCCCTTTTTAGGGGAGGGGTCTGCTCGTATCTGACGTGGAACAAAGCGGTCTGACCGGGCCTGTCAACCCGGCTGATCCAGCCGTTTTCCACAAGCCAGCGCAGGCTTGATCTAACGTCATCCACCTTCATCCGGCACTCCAGGGCCAGCCTGGTGATGGATGGGAACGCCTGATCGTCCTGCCCTGCGTAATGCCAGAGCCAGGCATAAACGAACAGGGTGCCCTTGCGCTCGGCGCAGGCTTCTAGCAGGGCGATTGGCACCTGAGCAAACCTTGGTCGCGTGATCCTGGGCTGAGTTAAACCGGCTACCTGATCGGCAGCTCCTATCGCTTCGGTCATGTACAATAATTCCGCGATTGTTGATCTAAAAGCCTCCCGCGCCTGAACCGCACGGGGGGCTTTTTTGTGCCTGGCAGGACAAGCCCTGACCATCACTGCCCCTCATTTTACGCCAACTGCAACACGTCGCTCCATTTTCGCAACTGCCACGCTCCTTTTTGCCTCATTGTGATGTAACGGGCGTGTAGCAGGCCGCAACCTGTAAGCCTTTAGGACTTACGGTTGCCTTATGAAAGCCACCACCGACCTTCGCCAGGCGCTCGACTGGCCCGACCTGCCCCCACCACCATCCCCGACCGTGCCCGACTCGCTCCCCCCAGGCCGCCAGCTCTCATCCCGTCGTCACCTGATGGGCCGGCAGCACCTGTCGGCCGTTTTGAATTTCTGGCTGGCCCGTACCGGTCTCTCCCATGAGCAGCTGGGCTCGATTGCCGACTGGGCCCTGAGCGAGAAGGGCTGGCTGTCGTCGCCGCAGCTCAGCCACCTGCGCAACGGATCGGTAGTCAAGCCGAGCCACCGGAACCTCGACGCCCTCGGCGGGGCTAACGAGGCGATCTGGTTGTGGCAAATGCGAGGCCCAGAGGTGTGCGGTAGGCGCTACGGACCGCACAGCGCCTACCGCATTGAGGATGCCTGGCTCACCAATGCGATCTGGCTCCATCACCCTCACCACACGGATGAAGCGCTCAATTACGCGGATTTCTGCGATCTGCAGGCGGGCTATCTGGTGCTGCCCTATCTGGGTGAGGTGAACCTGTCACCAAGCGAAGCCAAGGCGCTCAGCCAGGCCCTGGCCGATCTGTTTGACCGGCTTGCCCAGGAGCGAATGGGGGCAGGGCGATCGATGCGCGAGGCACTCGACGCCGTGTTGTGTGCCTACCCCTCCTCCGCCTCTCCTGATCGCCGCGATCACCTGCGATCAGTGATCCTCGGCACAGCCGACTACACCAAGACCGAGCTGGAGAAGGAACTGTTCATGCTGGCTGAGACGGTCAGGCAGCTTCGAGGGCTACCGGAAGGGGACTATGGACCTGCGGAGCTTCACGCAGAGTTGTCTGCATCGCGGCGCCGCGCCTGACCACGTGGAACAGGTAGTGACCACCTAGCCACACTTCAGCCTCGGTGATGGAGGTCTGCTCGCACAGGGCCCGCCACACCTGATCCGCCTGCTCCTGATCTGCTGTATGGATGAGGATGGCTGCCATGGGGAGGCTGTTGCGGTTTCGCGGCTACCGTAGCCGCTGTGCTTCCCAAACGGCTTAGCCATGGGTTAAAATCAAAAAGCCACGGGGCAGCCCCCACAGCCAACCCCTGGTAACACCACCACCGACCCCCTATGGCACACGACGAATTTCCACCACTCGCACCAAATTCCGAAGCCGCTCTTAGGGCAGCCCATGAAACACACGTTGCCAACGTGCCTTACGACAGCCTGCATTTACGACGCTATCTTTCCGCAGGGATTCGAGAGGCGATGAAACAGGCCTGTCCAGACAGGCAAGGCAGTTGCAAATGGGATCGACTCGGATACATTGCCGACAATCTCCACGCCCCACCACCACCCCCGCCGACGCGGAAGCAGATGGAGGATGCGCTGCAACACTTGATTGACCGGAGATCCGTATGGCGCCAGGGTGGATCGACTGATGAGGACCTGCAAACCCTACAGGCCGGCATTGCTCACTACTGCGAGGTGCAGCCATGACCGAAGCCTCGGGGCACGCACCGCTCATCCCTCAACACGGGTTTTCACCCGAACAGATCACAGCCCTTTCTGGCCCCCTCGCCCGCGCTCACGTCAAGCAGCGCAAGCAAGGCGGCAGTAGCGTTAGCTACATTGAAGGTTGGGTAGCGATTGCCGAAGCTAATCGCATCTTTGGTTTTGATTGCTGGCAACGTGAAACCATCCTGCTTAATTGTGCCAGCCAGTCAGAGCGTCTTATAGGAAGAGATCAAAAGCAAGGTTGGGGAGTCACCTACGTGGCTCGCGTTCGGATTACTGTCACAGCAGGTGATCGCCCTCCACTGATCCGAGAGGGAAGTGGCGCTGGCCACGGCATCGATGTTGACCTAGGGCAGGCGCATGAATCCGCCCTTAAGGAGGCCGAAACTGATGCCATGAAGCGGGCGCTGATGACCTTTGGGAACCCGTTTGGCCTTGCTCTATACGACAAGCAGCAACGGGAAGTAGAAGGAACCTCTGAGTCTGCTCGGAGCACCGAAAGGCCAGCATCGCAACAGGCTGCGGCAGGTTCACCAGTTTCCCGCCCATCAGCAGCAGCCCCTCCTGTTCGGCGTGGTTCTCCTGCTGGTCAGGCAGTTCCAGCCGGCCAGGCGAACACCAGGCCGCAACAGGCTGCCCAGCCGCAGCAGCAGGCCGCTAGCGGTGCCCAGCCCACTACAGCTGCCATGGCCTACCTGCGCTGCCAGCAGGCGGGGCTAACCGAAGCCGGCATGCGTGCCATGGCCACTGAGATCAGCAAGGGGGCCACGGCCGCCGTTGCCGCCCTTTCCGAGGCGACTCAGCACAAGCTGGTAACCACAGGAGTTCCCGAGGAATGGGTCCAGAGGTACAACGCTGCCGGTGCTGCCCTGACCGACGACGACCCCGATCTGCCGCGCACCTGGGATGCTCCGGCTGCCGCTTGATCTATGGCCCGCCGGGGCCAACCCGGCAACATCCACTAACACCACATCCCATGGCATCCCTCAACGTCTGCAGCTTCACTGGTCGCGCTGGTCGTGACCCTGAGATGAAGTTCTTTGAAAGCGGTAGCGCAATCGCTCAGCTCACCATCGCGGTAGATGGCTGGAAGCGCGACTCTGAACCCCTTTGGCTCAACTTGAAGGTCTGGGGAAAGCTGGCCCAAGTGGCAGGCGACTACGTGCGGAAGGGCTCCCAGATCGCCGTCAGTGGTCAGCTGGAAAATGAAAGCTGGACAGATAGGACAACGGGCGAGAAGCGCAGCAAGATGGTGCTCAACGTCAAGGAACTCACCCTCCTGGGCAGCAAGAAAGACAGCGACAATCAAGACGGCTGGGGTGGCCCCCCGTCTGACGAGGAGGTGCCTTTTTGATGCGTTACATTTTTGCGATTGATCCAGGGCCTACCGAATCCGGGTATGCCCTTTTTAATGTGCGTCACCAGGAAGTAGTTGAATCAGGAATTAAAAGCAACTACGACCTTAAGCAACTGTGCAATGACGCTGGTAAGCATATTGATAAGCCAGCGCTAGCAATCGAAATGATTGCTTGTTATGGAATGCCAGTCGGCATCGAGACTTTTGAAACCTGCCTATGGGTCGGCCGATTTGAGGAGGCTTTCGACCCCCAGAAAGAATCGCTTCGCTGCTACCGAAAGGAAATCAAGCTGCATCTCTGTGGCACCACTAAGGCCAAGGATCCCAACGTCCGTCAGGCACTGATCGACCGGCTGGGCAAGCCAGGCACAAAGAAGAGCCGAGGCCCCACCTACGGCATCACATCCCACATGTGGTCAGCCCTTGCCGTAGCGGTCTACGCCGCTGATCAATCAAAGCTCCAAAAGCAAAGCCCCTGACGATCACGCCAAGGGCTTCGCTCACCACCAGGCCGACCGGCCTGATGCAACAGGAACCACCCCGTTGCCTCTGAATCATAACAGCAGCAAGGGCTACGGGTTGTTGCGATTGCCTAAGCGTGTGGGAGTAGTTGGCGCTATGGTGTCTGGGTCGGAGCGATCCGGCCCTCGGCCCTGAGATGAGAGCAGAGGCCATCCCCCCAGAGATGCAGTGCTGGGTTCTCCGCCCTGGGACAAGTGCAGAGGCCGTGACCGTGGGGGACCGTTACACCCCCGCAACCATCCCATCCAACCGGCGAGGCCCTGTGAGGCCCCGGTTGGTTCCACCACCACCGAACCATGACCACCATCTCCTGCGCCCTGCTGTGGGTGCTGACGCCCCTGTTGATCGTCCTGGTTGCTATCGCTTGGGCGCTTGAAACCAAGCGCGACCGGGCCCGCCGCTGGAGGCGCTCTGGGGTCAGTCAGCGGGAAATTGCCCGCCGGCTGGGGTGCTCTCGTCATCGGGTGGTCAATCTGCTGGCTTGATTGCGACGATTTGTGAACTGGCCACCGATGGGTAGGGTAGGCCGTCACGCATGAGTTACAGTATGGGGACCGGGGGCAAGAGCCTCCACCGCCCACCACCAGCCATGACCACAACCCAGCGCAAGCAAGCCCTCCGCCACGACATCATGAACGCCATCCAGGCCAACAATTTAGAAGTCACCGGAGATTTTTGGCTCATGCTGATTTTCCGCACTGAAGCCGAACTTAAAGAGATCGCTCGGGGCTTCCACATCAAAACCGCCTGACCCCTCCCACGGTCCGCCGGGGCCTACCCGGCAACCCATCCCACTGCATCAAAAACCATGACCCAGCCCATCCCCACTATTAACGACGTTCTTGCTCGCACGCACCGGGGCGGCAACTCCCACGAATGGGGCGCCGATGGCGGCGTGATCCGCGTCACCCGGCGCAGACTGCGTTCGGCTCTGGAGGATGCCTACGACCCGACCATGCCCAACTGGCCCGCCATGGTCGAGATCGAGGATGCCTGACGACCCCACCGCCGCCGCCCGCAGCCGCCGCTACCGCGAGCGACAAGCGGAGCGGCTGCCCCCGGTGGTGCGCGTGCCTTGCCAAGGCTGCAGCACCCTCCACACCGGCAAGTACGACCCGTGGTGCCAGCGCTGCTGGCTCAGGCTCACCCCCGAGGGCCGGGCCGACGTAGCGGAGCGGGTGCGGCAAAGCAGGGCGCGGCGGCGGCTGGCTAATGACAATTCGTGAACCGGCCAGCACTGTTCCTCCTGTGTCGTCACGCATGGGTTACAGTATGTGCATCGGGAGGGAGACCTCCCACCACCCACCACCAGTCATGTTCATCTCCGAAGACTCCTCCCGCACAGACCTTGAAGCTGCAATCCTTTCCGAAAATAGCCTTTACTGCTCCCTTGACGAAGAGCGTTTCATGGGTGGCGGATACAGCACCGAAGAGCTTTACGAAGCTGTGATGACATGGATCGAGCAAGGCGACGAATGCGCCGCCACCTGACCCCGACAGCCCGCCGAACGCCGCAAGCCCGGCACACCACACCACCCACCGCCTCCGACCAATGCCCGCCACCACCGCCCACGCCCTGCCCACGATCCACCTGAACGGCACCTAATAAAAAAGGGGCCAACCACGGCCCCTCGATCTCTGCATCAGTCTCACCGGGCCCGCTGTAGTTCACGCTCCCATGTGCTGCTGACCTGACAGTTTGTGAGCGCTTCATGGGCTTCATCGAGCATCCCGAACGCCACTCCTAGGACAACCATCGACTTGCGATCCCCCATGCGCTGGGTGCGCAGTTTCAGCTCCTCAATCTTGCGGCGAGCTTCAACCACCAGGCCGACAGCCTCCTGCACTTCCCGAGCCATCGGGTCGTAGCGCTCGACCACCGGGGCAGCCGCCTGGGTGACAGGCCGCACCGATGCCACGCGGGGCTCCTGCGGGGCAGCAGGCACCACCCGCACAACCCTGATCAGCGTGCTGGCCTGATGCTCGCGCCACTGCTCAGCCGCCACCGGGTCGCGCCACTCAAACGCTGGATGCAGCGGGGCATCTTCTGGCCTAGCCTCGTCTACCACCGCAGCAGGGCGGATGGTGCCATCACGCCGCCGGATGCGGTCCAGCTCGCTGCCAGCAGTCTGGGCATCGACGCCCATAGATTCTTCGCCATCTTCGATACGGAAGACGTACTCAGGTTCAGCCTTGATGAAATCCATTTGTTCAGGGAATAGGGAATGAGAGGGAATGAGGGGGCCCATTCGGACCCCCATTCTGCTGCCATTTGGCAACCGCAACACGCCGGCTGAGCCGCATCGTGCGGTGCCTTGCGCCAACAAGCCAGGCCTGCTGCGCCTCGCCCCGCCATGCTCACCCGGCCTTTGTCGCCGTGCCTGCGACGACGTACACCGCCAGGCCTTCCTAGCCAGTCCTGCCGCGCCAGATCTCGCCTTGTCAGCCACGCCTGTCCAGGCCATGCCTTTCCTTGCCTGCCGATCCCTGCCTTCCTGACCATGCCTGCCGTCCGATGCCGTGCCTCGATCGCTCCTGACCTCGCCACGCCGTGCCTGCCAACCCCGCCGTTCGACGCCACGTCGTGCCACGCCTGCCGATCCGAGCCTGTCCTTCCGCACCTAGCGATGCCTGCAGCACCCTGCCACACCAGACCCAGCCATGCCCTTGTTGCCTCGCCTGCCATGCCCCGCCATAGGTGCCCACGAGGCCTTGCCCGCCGTGCCTTGCCCTAGCCCGACCACACCTAGCCAGCCGTGCCTGACCTTCCACGCTTGACCACGCCTTGCCTGCCAGAACTGGCCTGGCCGTGCCTTCCGAAGCCATGCCTGCCGTGCCTGTCCAGTCCAGTCCTCGACAAGCCCCTCGAAGCCATGCCTGCCGTGCCCTCCCGGCTTGGCCGTTCCGACCTGTCCGGGCCATGCCTGCCGCGCCAATTCTTGCGAGTACCGACCACGCCTTCCGCACCATGCCTGCCGTGCCGATCCCGACCAACCGGGTCTTGCCGGGGCTGCGAACCCTTGCCACTCCGCACGTTGCCTAGCCAGCCGTGCCATTTCATGGCAGCCGAGGGGCTGCCAAAAAAGCCGCCACCACCAACACAGCCGCTGTGAACCACCCGGTAGGGTTGAACCAGTGAAGATCACGGCCCACGCTGCTAGGAGCAGCAGCAGGGCCATGGCGGCACGGTTGGCGGTAGGGTCATCCATACTAGAGCTTTCCAGCTATACCGAAAAACAGCTAATTAGATAATTTCAAAGAGACCGAAGCCTAAGCCCGCCGATGCTTTGCTATCGGGCCGTCCCTCGCCGATGCCTACCTGGGCCCCTACGCGGCTGAACAGGTTTACAACATCAGAGCTGGTGAACATCCCTGCGTCGTACTTGATCCGCAGAATGGCGGCCCACTCTCGATACATCGGGCGGCAGCGCAGATCTACGACACCCGTAGCGTTCCGGGTTGGGGCCACCCATTGCTCAGCTTTGCCCTCGGAAAGGCGCACCAGGGGCGCACCGTCAACCCGGTCAAAGCCGTCGGCCAACACCCAGAAAGCCAACTTTGCAAAGGTCATTTTGTACCCCACGGTGCGGCAGGCACTGATGGCGCCATTGCGGAAAGCGGCAGCGTGGATCCCTTCCCAGCCGTCGCCGGAAACGTGCTTGGCGTTCTCAAACAGGGCATCAAAATCCTTCGGCTCTCGCGTCTTTTTGGACTTTGCGGCGCTACCTGCCTCCTGCGTGGCCCGCATCATCTCGATCGCCTTCGCTGAAAACCGGTTCACGACGAGGGGTGCTGTGCCCCGGATGTTGATCTCCAGGAACCGGAAATCCGGCGCCTTGATGCTGATGGCCTCTTCAGGGGCCTGGGCTTGGGTCTTGGCCTTGGTGCTGGTCGCCATGGTGGTAATTCGTAATGAATGGCCGCTGGCCTAAGCCGTTGCGGTTTCAAAATGGTATCGTACGTAGGTCGTTCCGAAACGATCGCCACCACATGACCGCCACCACCACCCGACCCGCTGCCACCGGGCAGCCCGCCAACCTGTACGCCCTGACCTGCGACGCCTACCGCATGGAAGTCGCCATCACCGAAGCCGCCGAAGGGCTGGTCAGCGATGATCCCCAGGTGGTTGCCGCTGCCGAAGCCGAGCTGGAGGCGCTGATAGCCGCTGGCGAAGGCGCCAAGGATGCCCTACTGGCTAAGGCCGATTCCTGGTGCTGGGTGATCGACCGTCTGCGGGATCATGCCGCTTCCCGCAAAGCTCACGCCGCCCGCCTGGTGGCATTGGCCCAAGCCGATGAGCGCAAGGCTGACGCGATGTTCGACAAGCTGACCGATCGGCTCCTGTTTTTGGATCCCGCCGCCACCAAGTTCGACCTGCCTACCCACCAACTGCGCAGCACCAAGGTGGTCACCGTCGAAATCGACGACGACCTGCTGCCCGAGGATCTGCCCGCCGAGTACCAGCGCACCAAGACCACCACGATGGTGGATCGCGTGGCCCTCAAGGCTGCTCTGAAGGGGGGTGCCGTGGTGAAGGGGGCCAGCCTGCTGGAGCACCGCTCCTGGCGGCTGGGTTGAGGAGCAGGCTGATGTTCAACCATGATTTCTACCCAACCCCGCCAGAGGTGGCGGCCACCATGCTCGACTGCCTCGACCTACGGGGTAAGACGATCCTGGAGCCCAGCGCCGGTAGCGGGAACCTGGTTCGCGAGTGCTTGAACCGTGGCGCTGCTGAGGTGCTGTGGTGTGAAAAAGAACCGCAACTGCGCTCAATCGTGAATGGCATTCCAGGCCATCACCTTGGCGGCTGCCTGCATGAAGACTTCCTGCAAGTCCAAGCCGCCGATGTGTCGCACATCGACATGATCTGCATGAATCCACCATTCTCGGCGGATGAGGCCCACATCCTGTACGCATGGGAGATCGCCCCGCCCGGCTGCGAGATTGTGGCCCTGTGCAACTGGAACACCTGCGAAGGCCGCTACCGCCGCTTGCAGCTGCAGCTAGCCACCCTGGTGGAGGCGTACGGTAGCAGCGAATGCCTTGGGGAGTGCTTCGCCACCGCCGAGCGCCCCACACGGGTCAGCGTCGGCATGGTGCGCCTCCGCAAGCCGGGGCAACGTGTAAGCACCGCTGATGAGTTCGATGGGTTCTTCCTCGGGCCTGACGACATCGAGGCCCAAGGCGAGGGGTTGATCCCTTACCGCCGCAGCCGCGACATCGTGAACCGCTACGTGGAGGCCTGTCGCATCTACGACGAGCAGGTGGAGGCCGGGGTGCGCCTGCGCAGCGTGCTCGACGGGTTCTTTGGTGGGGAGCTTGGCCTGCAAGTCACGGTCGAGGGGGCCCCGGTTACCCGCAACCGGTTCCGCAAGGACCTTCAGAAGGCCGCCTGGAAGCATGTGTTTGCCGAGTTCCTGCCCGCGCAGATGGCCACCAGCAATCTGCAAAAGGACATCAACGCCTTTGTGGAGGAGCAATCTAAGATCCCGTTCACCGAGCGGAACATCTACCGGCTGCTCCAGATCGTGGCCGGCACACAGGAGCAGCGGGTAGACCGTGCCGTAGAGGAGGCGATCGACAGCCTCACCAAGCACACGAAAGAAAACCGCTGGGGTGTAGAAGGCTGGGTCACCAACTCTGGCTACATGCTGAACCGCCGCTTCATCCGCGCCTACATGGCGGAGCTGAGCTGGAACAACCGTGGCGTCAACCTCAAGACCTACGGCAGCCAGAGCGATGAGATCCGCGATCTGATCAAGGCGCTGTGCTTCATCACGGGCCGCAGCTACGACGAGGTGGCCCAACCTGAGAAGCCTTCTGGTGATGGCATCTTCTGGCCTGGTGAGTGGTACGAATGGGGGTTCTTCCGGTTCCGCGCCTACAAGAAGGGCACCGTCCACTTTGAGTTCCTGGATGAGGAGGTGTGGGCTGCCGTGAATGCCCGCTATGCCAGGATCAAGGGGCAGGTGCTGCCGGAAGCCTTTAGGCGAAAGGCTGCCCGCAGGCCCAGTCGTCAACCGGCGGGGGTAGCGGCATGATCAGCTGTCCCGATTGCGGCGCTTTGGGCCATGAGGTCCTTTCCCGTTTTGAACTGATTGAGGCTCGGATTGAGGCATTGGTTGCCGCCATGGTGCGGGAAAGAACCCAGCCAGCCGAAGGGCCCGCCATGGCATCGGTGCCGATCGAGCGGTTAGACCTGCGCACCGTCCGCGCCTACAACACTCTCAAGCGGGCAGGGGTGCATACGGTGGAGCACCTGCTGAACCTGACCCCCGCGGATCTGCTGCGGATCAAGCGGTTCGGTGTGACCTCGCTGGCTGATGTGGTGGAGGCCCTGGAGCGGCTGGGGCTGGAACTGCCACGGGAGAGGGTGAGGACATGAGCAGCAGTGTTTAATTTTCACAATTCAACCCATTCACTAGAACCCATGGAAATCACTGACGACGCAATAGCAATGGAAGCTATTGCATTTCTACAAGAAAAAGGCTATTCGATTGAGCAGATTTTACTTGCAATGGTCGCTAAGCCGGCACCAGAAGTGAAAGCCGAGGACCTCCCACCGTGGCCCATCGGAACGGTGGTCAGAGACACGAAAACCGGGTACAGGATTGTCTTAACGCACCCTCTTTTGCGCAGTGATGCCTACGAATTTGTATGCGAGAAAGCGCATGGAGAAAAGCCGCATCCTGACTATTCTTATATTTGCAACGAGGAGTGGTGCCGATGCCGGAGCTGAGCGGCAGCAAGCACCGGCAGCCTGACGCTGCCGGGTCGGTCCTACCCGTAAGGGCGGACGCTGGCTGGCCTGACGCGCCACCGCTCACGCACCCTCAGGCTCGGGGCCAGCCTCCGATACGAGGTGGCCCTCACCGCCTGATCCCTGGCCCTGGCAACCGCCGGGGCTTTTGCTTTGGCGCCCATTGTTACGGTTTCTGAAACGCAACGACGGCAGGGCTTTACGAAAGCAGGTTTGACGGCTTATGATTTGTGGACCGGGGCAGACCCGGCCACCACCACCCGACCACTCGCCAGCCATGCCCTAATTCACGGCCCGCTAGGGCCCATCCGGTAAACCAAACCAAGGCGCCTTGACCGATAGCGGGTTACTCCCTCACCTCACACTTTTTTACCCTCCAATGTCTACTCCCGATTCCCAAGTCCTTGAGATCAACGGCGTCAGGTACGTGCCTGAAACCGCCGCCGGCCCCGCTGCGCTACCTGCGGGCAATCGAGCTGTCTTCGTGATTGATCGCGGCTTTATCTATGCAGGCGATTGCTCAGTATCTGATGGGCAGTACACATTGACCAATGCCGTAAACTTGCGGCGCTACGAATCCATTGGGTTTGAGGGTGTACTTGCGGACCCCAAAAGCACCAAAGCCACAATCGTGGCCATGCCCTATCCCGTAATTGTGCCAGTCGGGTCTGTGTTGTTTCTGATTCCCGTTCCCCAAGGGTGGGGGCTGTGACGGCACCCCTTCAAGCCGTTAGGCCGATCGGCTCCGGCGACGGCGACGGCTCCGGCGACGGCTACGGCTACGGCTACGGCTACGGCTCCGGCTCCGGCTACGGCTACAGCTACAGCTACGGCGACGGCTACGGCTACGGCTCCGGCTCCGGCTCCGGCGACGGCTACGGCTACGGCTACGGCTACGGCTCCGGCTCCGGCTCCGGCGACGGCTACGGCTACGGCTACGGCTACAGCTACGGCGACGGCTCCGGCGACGGCTCCGGCTCCATTTCAACTGCATTCAGAAGGCGCTAGCACCTCCCCACCACCACCCCAAACTAAACCAAGGAGAAACAAATGGAAGCGGGAAAGCATTATTGGATCAGCAAATCGGATGGTACTGATAAGTGCCTTGTGTATTGTTACGTTAATCCCGATTTTGGCGATGGTACTCAAATAGGTATTGGGTTTAATATTGCCGATGGTGCGGGTTGGATTCCTCTGTGGGACGTGCCGAAAGATACCGTAATCAAGGAAATGAAAGACTTAGGCCTCTAACAACTGCTTCAACCTGACTAAAGCAGGTTAAGCAAATGTTGATCAGATCAACAGCCACCTTGCAGATCGCGGCATCCCCAGCAGCGTTTCCTCTGCTTACGTCGGCTGACCCCATGGCCCGCCGGAGTCAATCCGGCACTCCACACCACCACCCCGACCGCCCATGTCCACCCCTCTCGCCGAAGCCCTGCTCACCATCGAAGCGCACCCCCTCTGCTCCATCGCCAGTGAGCGGCAGGGTGATGATCTGGCCCCGTGGTTCTACGTCCAGAACGACGACAACGACGACTACTGCGATGTAGACACCCTGCCAGCCACTCTGGCCAGCTACGACGAGACGCAGGCCCCTTACCGCCTCACCGTGCTTCTGCCGTTTGAGGAAGAGGGTTTCGCGTACGCCTAATTGCTGCGCTTTCCAAACCACACTACGCAGCAGATAAAGCCTGACTGCTGCGCACACCACTCCACTTCCAATGCCCACGATCACCCACACCCCCCGCCAGCAGCCGGTAGCCACCGCCATGGATCAGCTGCTGGCCGATGCCGAAGCCATCGCCCGCGCCATCGAAGACAACTCCCGAGAAGACGGCATTCCCGTGGATGCCCTGGCCCTTAGCAACTGGCGCAGCCGCATTTATCGCATCACCTCCGCCCTCACCAACGCATCAATCCCCACCCCCACGTCATTCCTGCCGGCCTTCCCCTCCTGCACCGGCAAGGAACTGTTCTGACCCTCGGGGCATGGCCCGGTGAGTTGCCGGACTACCTGCGCTCCCTGGTGATGCCATCCACTGCTCGGGTTAAGCGGTGGAACACATGGCCTCTCACCTGAATCGGGACCCGTCGAGGTCTGTCGTTGATTCCAGGGTTCATGCCCCAAGAGGGCGGCAGCAAGCGCACGCCTGTAAGACCCCCTTCCCGCCACCTATTCAAAATCCCGTGACTGAATCATCATCTTCCAGCCCGCCCGAAATCCTAGCCAACTTCAGCGGGGCCAACCTCAGCAAGCGAGACCTCAGCTGGGCCGACCTCAGTGGGGCCAACTTCAGCGGGGCCAACCTCAGCAAGCGAGACCTCAGCGGGGCCAACCTCAGCGAGGCCAACCTCAGCAAGGCCAACCTCAGCAAGGCCAACCTCAGCTGGGCCAACCTCAGCGAGGCCAACCTCAGCGAGGCCGACCTCAGCGGGGCCAACCTCAGCGAGGCCAACCTCAGCTGGGCCAACCTCAGCAAGGCCGACCTCAGCGAGGCTCGTGGCCTCGTCATTGCAGCCGACTCGCTGCAGCGCCTCAAAGCCGCTGCAGCTGCTGCGCTTCTGCCCGGCGCTTTGGAAATGAACAGCTGCCCCACCTCCTATTGCCTGAGCGGGTGGCTGATTTCCCAGGCCGGCGAAGCTGGCAGGTTGCTGGAGGTGGCGGTCGGCCCGGAAATCGCCGGCCTAATGCTCGGAGGCATCGAGGCCCACAGCCACTTCTACGACGACAACGAGGCCGCTACCAAGTGGCTGCAGTCGGTTCTGGCGCGGCCTGAGGTGACCCAATGAGTCGGCTGCCGACGGCCTCTCACCTGAATCGGGACCCCCTTTAAACACTACCCCATGGCCTTCTCAATCACCTACCACCCTCCGACCCGTGCAAACTCCATCCTCCCCAGCATCTTCCAGTCCAGCGACACCCAGCACACCGAATGGATCACTCCCGATGGTTGGAGTGCCCACGACGCCAAACAAGCCTTTGAGGTGCGTCACCCCGGCGCCGTTGTCCTTCGCTGTGAAGTCATCCCCTGCGAGGTTCTCGCTTGAGCCGACCCTTCCCACGGTTTCTAATCGCCGCTCTGCTTGTGCTACTGATCGCGCAGAGGAGGTGCTCCAAGCCGAACGCCGCCGCCGCAGTGAAGCCTCCGATCGCCGAGTAGGGCCCACCTTGTTTGCCATCCTGCTATTGCTGGGGGCCATTATTCTTGGCCAAGCCCTGGCCCTGCGGGACGCCCATCAGCAACTGCTGCACGAACGCCACGTATCACCGAGGGCCCGATGAGCGAAGCGAATGGCCTAGCGCCCTGCTGCGCTAACTGCCGGTTCTACGTCGTGCAAGACGATAGACAAAGCACCTGCAAACGCTACGCCCCTAGGCCGGCGCAAGACGAGGCCTGGGCTGAGTGGCCGCGGGTGCTGCCTCATGACTGGTGCGGCGAATGGGCCCAGCCCCTCAGTGATGACGAGCTGTTCGCCGAGTTCCTGGCACGCAATGCAAGCGCCATGCCCCTGCTTGACGGGATCCCGGTGCCGCCCACCGACGACCAACCAGAGCCTAAGGCCCCACAAGTGCGCACTTACGACGACCCCTTTACCGACCCCCTTCTATGACATTCCAGATCTCTTGGTACATCAAACGCACGCCTGGCCCCGGCCGCCGCGCACTGGTTGGCGTAGAGCGCTTTGAATTGTTCGCCGAAGCGTCAACGCGCACCGAAGCGCTGTTGGCTGAAGGTATGGAGGTGCGCATCCTGCCGCTGGAGGTAAAGCCGTGAGCAACGCACTACCTGAGAGCACACTGGCCTGGCTACAGCAAGCCGCAGCGGATGGTATTGCCGAGCCTATGGTTTTGTGCCACCTGCTGAAGCGGGTGGAGGCGCTGGAGGCGCGGCCGATCCCTGGCAGCGTTGGACTGGCCTCCCCCGCCCCCGAGGCTGCCCCGGTGGCCACGGATTATTCTGAACTTGAAGAGGAACTGTTTGAATTATATCAAAATCACGATACTATAATTGGAGCTTTACTGTCTATACATGATTTGGGCTTTAGGCGCTGCATGGACACATTGGGCCGCCAGCACGGCGCCGCCCAGCCGGCCATCCGCCCGGTGATGCAGCAGGCTGGGCTGCCATGGCGAACCGATGGACCGGCCCCGGCCGCCATCACCCCCGCCGACCGGCTAGCCCTGGTGCTGTGCAGCGTGAAAGACCCAAAGACAGGCACGTGCGCCACTGGCTTGATCTGCCGCCGCTGCCGCCGCGACTCCGCCGCCGTCGCCCACGAACTGGCCGCCATTCTCAGGGAGCGCCACGGGGGCTCGTCCCAGGTGGCCGATTGGCTCGACGGGGTGGGGTGCCACACGCCGCAGTCAACCTGTAAGCAGTCCTTACAGGTTCCCACACGCGCCGCCCTGGCCCAGCCGGAGGGGGAGGGGCTGAGCCTTGCCGAAGTTGACGAACTTTGTGCCGAGTTCGGGTTTCATCTTGACGACGATCAGGGGGAAGGCCTTGAAATCCTCCGGGAGATGATCGGCGCCGCCCTCGCCCGCTGGGGCCGCCCCGCCGCTTCGCCAGCGCCGGAGGCGGGGGAGGTGGAGGAGCTGGTGGCCTGCCTCCAGGATCACGGCACGTGGCTGATCCAGTCCGGCTATGCCAACGAGTCAATCCATACCCGCGACTTGGGCATCAGGGTTTTCCGCGCCGCCACCCTGCTTCGGCAGTTCTCCGCTATCACAACCGAGGATTTGAAAAATGACTGACACTTTTCGTGAGCTGTGTACCGAAGTCTTGGCATTCCACCATGGGGAAGGTTGCTATAACTTTTCTGGCTTAAACCCTTATGACAGGGATAATGCTGCTTTTGATGCTTGGCAGGACATTAGGCAACGGCTCAAGTCCGCTCTGGCCCAGCCCGCGCCCGCCCCGGCGGTGCCGGAGGCGGGGGAGGTGGGGGATTTGGTGGCGTGGCTGCTCAGGCTGCGGGACAATTCCACGGGGATCGCAACCCAGTACGACGAGAAACTTACCCGCGCTGCCACCATGATCCAGCAGCTCTCCGCGCCTGCCCCGCCGGCCGCGCCTGCCGGGGGGTTGGTGGAGAGGGTGGCGGATGCAATTGGCAATGCCGATTACGACGACCTCCCCCCGGCCGATCTGAATCGCATAGCCGTGCCCTGGCTGATCTCAGGAGGCCGACATGATTGAAATCAACTGCCACGGCGGCCGGATCGGCCGGTTCTGGTGGGAGAACTCTGATCGCAATGGGTTCTTTCGGCGATCCGGCAAGTGCTGCACCAGCTTTCGCCCTGGCCGCTGCGGGTGGGATGAAACCTGGCCAGACAATCACGCCTGGCCCGTGAGGCCATGGGGTAAAGGTAATGCTGCTGATGATCACTGGCGAGACTTTGCGGCCTTTGAGCCGTGGTTTGATCGTCAAGTGGAAACCCGCAAGCTAGACCTAGATCTAAATATTACAGAAAAGATTGAGATTTATTCACTGCTCTGCGGTGTGTTTAATGCTGGCACTGAAGCCGGCCGGGACCCGTGGAGCTGGGCCAAGCGGGTTGAACAGCAAACCACCACCACTACGGAGGCAACATGAGCACCCCCAACTTCCGCGCCGTCTTGGAGCGGCTGATTGAACTAGACAAGGCCGGGGAGGTGCAATCGTGAGCCCTGATCCCATCACAATTACCCCTGAAACGACGGGGGAGACCCCGAACAGTATCCAAGTCGGGGAGGTGGAGGCGTGATTACTTGCCGCGACAATCCCAACCCTGTCTGCCCCATTTGCGGGTGGGTCAATACAGAGCCCTGGGATATTAACCACAATTTTGAGCTATGTGATACAGCCGAGGTAACTTGCGGGAAGTGTGATATGGAGTACACAGTCACCCGCCACGCTGTATTTACGTACACCACTGAAACTGAAGCAGAATGACCAACCCCAAGCCCACCCCACTTTCCCCCGCCGCGCAGGCGGTGCATGCAGCCGTGGCTGAGGCGCTGGGCGGCGGCGCATACGACTGCACCCGCGTATGGGAGGCCTGGCAAGTCGGAACAATGGGTCCCGACGATTTCGTGTTAGTAGCGGAAGATGATGATCGCGTGGCAGAGATTGCCGATGCCGCTATTGAAGCGATCTGCCCCGCCACCCTGCCAACGCCGGAGGCGGGAAGTGCAGCAGCTTTGGCAATGTGGCTGCGGAGTCACAGCGGCCAGTGCGTCGAACTGGGCCGGCCGGACTGGGCACGAATGGCCGACCGTGCCGCCGACACGCTTGAGGCGTTCAGACTTGGCGGCTGGATCGTCCCAGCCGTGGAGACCGCCCTGCCGGCACCCGCCCCAGTGGTGGCGCCGGTAGCGCTGAGTCAGCGGCTGCCGGACCCGCGCCCCGAGTCAGATGGAGGGGATTGCGATGAGGAGGGAATGTGCTGGTTCTTTACGCCACGGTCGGCCACACCATCCCCGAATTGGATATTGCTCTGGAGAGGCCACATGGGGGCTTCGTGCCACAGTCACTGGCTGCCCGCCAGCGCCATTCCAGCGCCAAGTAATTATATCCGCGACCAAAAATCCATCAGGCCCGACAGTCGCTCGCTGCCCCAGGCCGGGGAGGTGGAGGCATGAGCGACCACTCAACATGGGCCGACGTTGCTATGCAAATTGTTTGGCTCATTCCCGTTTGCCTATTTATCTGGAGGGCGACTCAATGAGTAAACCAATGGCGGGGCGCCGACCACCAGAACGGCCCCTGGCGGCCGATCCCGGCGCCGCAATCGAAGCTGCCGCGCCATGGACCGATGGACCGGCTGTGCCCAAGGTTCTGGACGGACCTCCGCCAGATCGCCCAGCACCAAGCCCGCACCATCTACGAACCCATCACCAAATGAGCACCACACCCGAGCAGCAAGAAGCCTTCTTCCCCGGCATCGGCACAATCCGTATTCCTCACCCGGCTAGCTCCATCCCCGACTGGCGCATCCGCCAGCTTGCGGAGAAGGGCATGATCAGCCCGTTTGAGCCGGGCAAAGTGCGGCAAGTAGAAAACCCACTGCCAGGTCTTGCGCCTTATGGCCACTTCCAGCGCCCGGTCATCAGCTACGGCACCAGCTCCTACGGCTACGATCTCCGCCTAGCCCCGCACGAATTCCGCATCTTTCAGCATGTGCCCGGCCTGATCGTTGATCCCAAAGCGTTTGATGATCGCTGCCTAGTTCCTGCAGAGCTACATCACGACGATCAAGCTGGCGACTTTTTCATCCTCCCCGGCCACACCTATGCCCTCGGCGTGGTCATAGAGCGCCTCAAGCTCCCGTTCAACGTCACCGCCGAATTCATCGGCAAGAGCACCTACGCTCGCTGTGGCGTGATCATCAACCTCACCCCAGGTGAAGCGGGTTGGGAGGGATACCTCACCCTGGAGATGAGCAATTCATCAGGTGCCGACTGCCGCGTCTATGCCAATGAAGGGATCTGCCAGGCACTCTTCTACGAAGGGGTGCACTGCGATAACCCCTACGGTGATGGCAAATACCAAGGGCAGGCGGCTGGCGTCACTCTCGCCAAGGTCTAGCCGTCGCGTGGATAACCGTTGCCGTTCCCAAACGGCAATTATGGCTTAGACTATGGGCGACCGCAACGCCGCGTTACCCGTGCCTGCTGGCCGCCCAAGCAAGTTGACTGCAGAGGTGATCCAGACCGCTCGGGAAATCTCTGAGCAGGGTGGCGCCTTGGACACCGTTGCCAGGGCTTGCAAGGCATCGATCAGCACCATCAAGGCATGGATGCTAAAAGGGGAACGAGGCATCGGCTCCGAACTGGAAAACCAGTTTCTGGCCGCTATCCAGGAAGGGCGTCATCTAGCAGAAATTCGAGCAATCAAAATCATCACAGGATCACTTGATCCTCGTGATGCGCAATGGTGGTTGACCCACAACCCCACGACACGAGAAACGTGGTCTGATGCTGCCGCCGATCGCCGAGTAGAGCGCAAGACCGTCGCCACCGTGATGGATGCCCTTGCCGCTTCTGGGCTTACCCCAGACGATGAGCGGCGGGTGCTGCTGCAGATCCAGGCCCGTGGCCTTGGGACGCCTCCTGCGGACGAGGGGGAGCCGTGACCGATCTCGTTCGCACCCTGCTGGCACAACGGCCCTACGTGCCTGAAGGCACCCTGCTCGATTGCCTGGAGCTGGTCGAATGGCTGGATATGCGCATCCGGGCAGGCATTATCCCGGAGATTACTACCGCTGAGATGATGAGCCGGTGGCAGTGTTCGCAGTCCACCGTGAGTAGGAGGATTGCGGCATTACGTGAGCACCAGTTGCTTGAGGTTACGGACCACCCAGGGCCCGGCGCCTACTGGGCGGTGTATCGAGTGGGGCCGGTGACATGAGCACCGCCCCGCATTTTGGCAACCTAGTTTCCCCATGACTAATCTAATCGCTTTCAGTGTGCTCCGCGCCCCGTCCATTAAGGCCAATGGTGGCGCTGGCCTTGCCATGCTGCAGTTCAGCAACGGTCGGACAGAAGTTACTAAAACGGTCTCGCTGTATCTATCCGCCGATCGTCGCTTCGATAGCAATGACACCCTGCTAACCCGTCAAAGCGTGCTCGGCGACAAGAGGTCACTGGCTTTCTCTACCGCCAAGCACGCTGTAGCAGATGGCTCCTACCACGTGATCGCCCGCGTTGAATTCAATGGCAACGTGGAGCAAAGCGTGCAGCTGGTCAATGGTCGCGGCAGCGATGGGATCCTCACCTGGATCAGCTGTGCCCTCAACGCAATCCAATCGGCCGGCAGCAATGGCAAGCCCGGGGTGCCACCCACCACCGGCACCCGGCTGATGGCCATGCTCTCCACCGCCATGCTCGATGTGGTGGCCGCCTTTGGCGACAAGGTGAACCCCTACCGCTTCGATCTCACGGCCCCCAGCGGCGCCAGCCGCGAGGCTGCGGTCGTGGGGGCCGCCCAGCGGATTTTGGCCAAGGCGTTGCCTGGGGAGTCCAGCCTGATCCGGGACCAGTTGGCCAAATCCCTGGCGGAGCTCAAGGGCTCGAAGCAGGGCATCCAGGCGGGCCTGGCCTTCGGGGCAGGCATAGCGGAGCGGGTGCGTGCCTCCCGGGCCAGCGATGGCCATGACAACAACACCCCCTACACCCCACCCGCCGATGGATTGCCGGGTTACGTGTGGATGCCGGCCACCTCAGGTCCCACCGCCGGCGTGGCCCTCGGCGCCAACTGGGGATCGGTGACCCCCTGGGTGATCAGCGGCCCCGATGCCTACCGATCCGACGGTCTCCAGTGCCGGCCGGATGTCGACCTCAACCTCTACGCGACCCAGCTCAACGAGGTGCGCCAGTTGGGTGGTCTGGCCAGCACGGCGGTGACCTCGATCCAGCGCACCGCGGACCAGACCCAGATCGCCTATTTCTGGGCCTACGACAGGCCCGACACCTTCCGCCCCTATGGCCAACTGATCGACATCGCCATGGATGTGGCGGCCCAAAAGAACAGCACCCTCGAAACCAACGCAAGACTGATCGCCAGCCTGAGCATCGCCATGGCGGACGCGGTGATCTGTGCCTGGCAGGAGAAATACAGCAATGTGCAGCCCCGCCCCGCCGATCTGATCACCGGCGCCTTCTCCGACACTGATGGGGTGGCCTCCACCGTGCGCGATAGCCAATGGCAGTCGCTGCTCTCCTCAATCAATGGCGTTCAGTCTCCGCCCTTTCCCGATTTCCTCTCGGGTCATTCGGTGATGGGCGGTGCTTTCGCCAGCGTGATGACCCAGTTCTTCGGTGACAACGTGGTGTTCTCGGCCCGCTCGGTCGAACTGCCGGGCGTGAAGCGTTCCTTTGACGGCCGGATCGCTCCCGGCAGTCTGGGGGATCTGAGCACTGTGGCCCTAAGGCCCAACAGCTTCTATGAGGCCGGGCTGGAAGATGCGGTGAGCCGTGTCTACGGAGGTGTTCACATCCGCGAGGCCTGTCTTGATTCCTTCAACGTGGGCGTCAAGGTGGGCGATGTCGTGGCCCGCAGCTTTCTGGGGCCGGTGGGATGACCAGCACCCTCCACCTTGGCGACTGCCTGGAGGTGCTGCGCACCATGCCGGACTGCAGCGTGGACGCGGTGGTGACGGATCCGCCGTACGGCCTGGCCTTCATGGGCAAACGGTGGGATTACGACGTGCCCAGCGTGGCGATCTGGGCCGAGTGCCTGCGGGTGCTTAAGCCTGGCGGGCACCTGCTGGCCTTCGCCGGCACGCGCACGCAGCATCGGATGGCGGTGCGGATCGAGGACGCAGGGTTTGAGATCCGCGACATGATCGCTTGGGTCTACGGGTCGGGGTTTCCGAAGTCGCTGGATGTGAGCAAGGCGATTGATAAGGCGGCGGGGGCTGAGCGGGAGGTGGTGGGGCAACACCGCGCCACGGCTCCAGGTTGCAACATGCGGGTCAGTATGACTGGCTGCGATTACGACAAGGCCGGCTCCATCACCGCCCCCGCCACCCCCGAGGCCCAGCAGTGGGCCGGCTGGGGCACGGCGTTGAAACCGTCCTTTGAAAGCGTGACATGGGCCACAAAGCCCGTAGACACTATGGGTTACTGCGCTATAATTTTAGAGAACCTAACAGAACTAGAGGCGCAGTGCTTACAAAATGCGAATGCTGCGGCAAGCAGTTCAAGACCTACCCAAGCAGGCTCGCCAGAGGCGAAGATCGGTTTTGCTCAAGAGCCTGCAGCAACCCAGCACGGGGGAGAGCAGGAGAGAAAAACGGCAACTGGGGCGGCGGGCGCTACCAGCTCTCCAGTGGATACATCGGCGTCAACATTGGCGGCGGCAAGTATCGCTTGGAGCATTGCCTCGTCATGGAGGCACACCTTGGAAGGCGTCTACGCAAGGGGGAGAACGTCCACCACCGAAACGGAATCAAAAACGACAACCGACTGGAAAACCTTGAGCTGCTGTCTATCGCAGATCACGCCCGAGAGCATCATCCAGGCGTGCAGCCTTCCCGGTGGGTTCAGTGCCAATGCTTCCACTGCGGCGCAGATCTTCAACGCC